CCGCGAGTAGCCGAAGCTACCTAACTACAGGAGTTAGCACCCAGGAGATACAGAGTCGGAGGATCGTCAATCACCCCTCTTCTGTACGAATAGACTGCCGAACGGATAATCTTTCGCTATAGAGCAGCATTTCCGATACCTTCGCAGGTCTCGGCGCATTGTTCGAAGCGCTCGATCATACGTCTCATACTCAGATAGCGGACTGTTGTTCGCTAAGTATTGAGCATCGAGGACGTCGCACAGAGTGGAGACATCGGGACGGCGTTCCTTACCCGCTTGCGCGGAGTAAATAACGCCCATGTCTTCGTAGTAACCACCACTGTAAAACACTACCTCTAAAGGCCAAGTACGAATGTCCTTGGACCGGCAGTAATCCTTCCAACTTCTTATGATATCCGCACAAATGGGTGCGCGCACGTTCTGGGAGCGCCAGAGATCGGAGTACACCAGGTTTGGTGACGCCGAACTCAGGTAAATCGCCTTAACAGAAGCACGCACACGTTTGGCATATAGAGAAATGTCAACGCGGCCGTAGTAAAGCAAGTAGCTTAGTATACCTCGCATATCTTTTTCAGCGACGGTTGTTAAGTTAACTGTGATACTGCTATCGCGCATATTCTCTCCTGCAAAGAAGTTGTACTATCGGAACCTACGGGCTTATGACAGGTATCACTCACCCAGACGTACCGCATTCGCGGCACAATCCTTTTCTCAGCAACCTCGGCCGTCCCGACACAATGATGGGCCAACAGACCGTTCCACCCTTGAAGGTGGTAGATCTTGAACTCATCTAGCGTCGGAACACGATACTGCAGAACTTGGTGATCGCTCGAAAAGCGAACACGCGAGGCAGTATTATCGGGACCACCCATCTTCCACGGATGTGGATAGGGAGTGGAGGGGAAGCTTACGAAACGTAGAATTGTTTCGGACACCATGAGGGCGGCATGTTGCCAACCTCTTTCCCAGTGGTGTTTCTGGAACGAGACTAACCTGATAGCGTCTAAGGGCGATGATACACCCTCGGTACCAAGTCTAAGGTAGGCAGGAGTGACATCCCTGCCTCCGAACAAATCGAGTCCGCATGATTCCACGAAGGAAGTGCGGAAGCAGCTCTTACTAGGACTCGGCTTGAGGCCGAATTCGATCAGAGTTTCCATGACCCATGTTGCGTACTTGCGCGGCACGATTAAGTCGTCGCCGTAAACAGATACGCGGTAGTGGGAAGGAACTACTCGCCTCACGGCGACGTAGTGCACCAATGCTTCAATCGGAAAACAGAGAGGGTTCCCCATAGTATACATGGCCCTGGCTCGCACGAACTGCCCGTCAACGAAGACGAGTTTGCTGCGCAAATCAGAGCAAAGCTTAAACCAATCACTTGGTAGAAGCTTGCGTACTAAGGAATAGCTCACCATGTCCGAAGCATCAGACAGATCAAGTGACGCGTACGAGGGATCCTTTAACAGTTCCCTATGACGCGCCTGATCATTGAACTCGATTTGTAGATCACTGTTCCTGTTTAATCGTTCATAGAGGAGGGTCTTCACCCCCTGGCCTACGAACATCAGCTCTTTACTCTCAATAGCGATGACACGCGCACGACGAAAGTCCTTTGGGACCGTAATCGCTCTGCAGGTTTGTCGCATTTTGGTCATAAAAAACCGACTCGGGTAATGATCTAATTCGTGAAGGTCGTTGAAGTAGAAGTTAGTCTGGTATTCCCCAAAATGTTGGGACCAAGACCACTTTTCTCTCCCTCGCTCTCCGTCTCGCACGGCTCCAGGACCGTGTTTGACCCCAGTTAAGGAGTCGGCTGCAGGGCACTGCCCTAACAGCCTGCTAACTAGTTCTCTATCACTATCGAGCACACGCTTGGGACGCCCACTGTTGTGGACGCGCTTCGCATATTCTCGCAGTGTCTCCGTTTCGGATTCTAGTGGTGCGTCGGGTAGCTTCTTTGCGAAGCTAAGAACCTGGCGCAACCATGCGATACGATCGGGATCACTATCGGCTAGAACGTATTGCTTCCCAAAGGCTTGACGTCCGAATAAATCCGGATTTAGGCCCAGGTCGCTTAACGCGTTTGCCAGAGAAATAGGAGCAACACCCATAACAAGCCCGTTATCAAGGGCTCGTCCAAGCTTTGAAAGCTCAATGGGTGATCTGGATAGCAGACTCCGACAGATAGCATTTCCTGTTGTAAGGTTGAAGCCTCCATCGGTGACGAGTGCCCGAAGATAATCTTGGACAAACTCTCGTCTACGGATTGCACATATGTGTGGTCGCATACGTTTTCCTTTTGTTTCATGCTTTGTGTTAATGTAGTTGCGCTGGTTTGCGCATCTAACCCTTCATCCATTAAGGGATGATTCCATCGGCCAACGAATCAAAAGCGCCGCTGATAGCCAAGTAGTTCATTACGTACGAATAGCAATCCTTACGGAGCTTATCGGTCATAACTGTATTACGAGGCAGTACAAGCTGCGCGGAGAAGTTGGCTGCTACGGGGACGCCAGTTACGGTGTCCCGCATGACAATCTGAGCTCGAACCGTGACACGATCTGAAGCGGAAGAATTGAGGTCTTTATTGACCACATCAACCGTCAGGGTCTTTGGTTCAGTCGAGCTGGAAGTCGGCGCCATATAGACGACCGATTGTCCATTGACAGATTTCATGACGAAGGAAGTAGCGACAGCTGCGCTGTCGTTCAGGGATAGAGATTGAAGCATGATATGATCCTTTGAGTGTGGTATGACTGAGGACTAACGGAACTTACCGATCTGGACGATCAGTTCAGCTCCGGTCCCGGTTCTCCAGGAATTCCACCCAGAGGTGGCTAGAGACAAAGGTAAATCGCGAACCAACCCGATTTTACGAGTATAGCTGCGATGGCGCATGTTCCATTCAAACGTTGAATTAGGTGGGAGAATGCTATAGGTGACCGAAGGAGACTTATATCCAACGGTGCTGAAGCAATCTACTTTAACCGAATTCGTCGGAAGAACGATGTGTGCACGTCCAATGGGGCTATTCATACTGCCCTCCGGATATGCACTTACTCCAAGTCGATTCTCAATGGCCTCCGCCAGATTCCCTACATTGATAAACCAGTCTGCTATAAACGAGAAAGGAATTAAATTCCAAGCCATGTTCGCAAAACTGTTCAACGCAAAGTAATCCTTTGTGAGTGCCCAGTAAGCCGCTGCGTTCATGTTGTACTCCGCTTTCGCGTAAGCACGCACACAACCGACCTCGGCTCGCTGAAACGACCCCACCTTCCACGCAACACTGGTTGTGTACGAAGAGGTTGACTCAGCCCGCATAGTACGCCGGGATGAGAGAGGGAAGAACTTTCCTTCTTTCGTGTGCTGGGTTCTCTCACATAGTTGGTATATACGGTCCTGTACAGCATTCTCCCAGTTGTATAAAGACTGGGCAGTGCTGATCAAGGGTCCGATACCAAACTTATACATGAGATCCAAGCCCGCGAGTTCTTTTATTACGCCAA